CTGGACACCGCCGAGCGGGCGGACATGGAGGCCGTGGAGGCGCGGGCCGGGGCCGAGGGCGGAGAGGACACCGAGCCGGAGGACCTGGTGCTGCGGTTTGGCAAGCCCTATAAATTCGGCGGCCAGGAGTACACCGAGGTGGACCTGTCCGGCCTGGAGGACGTGACGGCGGGAGTGCTGGAGAACGTGGGCAAGATCGCGGCCAAGAAAAACCCCGGCATGAACCCGGCCCTGCAGGAAATGTCCCTGACGTTCTGCACCTACCTAGCCCAGCGGGTGGCCAAGCTGCCCCTGGAGTTCTTCACCGGCCTGCCGGCCAAGGAGGCAATCAAGCTGAAAACCCTGGTTACAAATTTTCTGTACGGCGGGGATGGGGAGGACTAACACCAGAGGCGATCCGCAAGGGCTGTGTGGCCCTGTCCCTACAGTTACATAGCAGCCAGGAGTTTTTCCTATCCCTGCAGGTGGACGACCTGAACGAATATGCGGAAACGGTCAAAGCCATTTGGGAGGAGGCGAAACGCCGCAATGGCAAAAAGTAAAGTTTATGAACTGGCCATAAAGATCAACGGCAAATTGGACAGTTCCCTGAAAAAAGCCTGTGCGGCGGCAGCGCAAAACCTGGAAACGGTGGGAAATGCGGCAAAAACCGCCGGCAAAGTGGTGGCAGGCGCGTCCGCCGCTATCGTGGGAGCAACTGCCACCATGGGAGCCGCAGCCGTTAATGCAGCGGCGGAATACCAGACCCAACTTGCCAATATCTCCACCCTGCTGACCGGAACAGAGGCAGAGGTGGCCGCCCGCACAGCGGAGATCGGGGATCAAATTCTGAAAGTTTCCGACAAAACAGGAGTGGCCACCGACAACCTGACGGACGGAATGTATCAGGTCATTTCCGCATTTGGCGATAGCGCGGACGCGGCCAGTATTCTGGAAACCGCCGCAAAATCGGCAGCAGCCGGAAACGCCACCACGGCGGACAGTATTAACCTGCTGTCCGCCGTGACAAAGGGCTATGGCGACACATCGGCGGCAGCTGTCCAAAAGGCGGCTGATCTATCTTTCGCCACTGTGCGGCTGGGGCAAACCTCTTTCCCGGAACTGGCCGCCTCCATGGGAAAAGTGATACCGCTGGCCGGAACCCTGGGGCTGGAACAGGAACAGCTTTTCGGCGCCATGGCCACCCTGACCGGCGTAACGGGATCCACGGCGGAGGTGGTCACCCAGTTAAAGGCCACCATGCAAGGGTTTTTGTCACCGTCCAAAAATATGCAGGCCGCCCTTGCCTCTATGGGCTATGAGAGCGGCCAGGCGTTGCTTGAAAGCAAAGGCTTACAGGGGGCGCTTGACGCATTAAAGGACAGCGTACATGGGGACGAACTGGCATTTGCGGGACTGTTTTCGTCCGTGGAGGCACAAACCGCCGTGCTGGCCATGGCGGGCACACAGTCCGAAAATTTGGCCAGCAAGACAGCGGAAATGTATGAGGCCGCAGGGGCGGCAGACACGGCTTTTCAGCGGCAGACCAACACCCTGAAATATACGGTCCAAACTGTCAAAAACCTGGGTAAAAATTTCCTGACACAGATAGGGACCAATATACTGCCGTATGTCAATGATCTGGCGGAGGCCGCCCTGCCAAAAGTGCAAAACGCACTGGAGGCCGCCGGGGACTATGTAGAAAAATCCATCATACCAACGGCAGAAAAGGCCGTGAAATGGATCGGAGAAAACAAAACGGCGATCCTGGCCGTTGCAAGTGCCGCCGTGACAGCTGTGGGCGCATTTAAGGCCCTGCAAGTGGCCACTGCCGCCATAGGAGCGGTGAAAAACCTGTCTACTATTTTTAAGGCGGCGTCTGGCGGCGGGAAAATTCTAAACGCGGTGATGGGAATGGGCGGCGTAAAGCTGGCCATAATCGCCGGAGTAATCGCGGCGGTGGCGGCGGGGTTTGTCCTGCTGTGGAACAAAAGCGAGAAATTCCGGGAAACCGTCATGGTCCTGTGGGGCCAGCTGCAAGCCCTGGGCGGCGCCCTGGCCGATATGGCGGGCGCTATATGGGCAAAGGCCGCCCCTCTGCTGGAAATGCTGGGAAATGCCCTGCTGAACGGCCTGGAGCGGGCGGTGGACCTGCTGGCCCCCGTGGCCGGGAATATCCTGGGCATATTTACCGGAATAGCCGATTTTATCACCGGCGTGTTTACGGGCGACTGGGACAAAGCCTTGCAGGGCCTCCAAAATATTTTTGGAAATGCGCTGTCCGGGCTGGGCAACCTGGCCGTGGCCGGATTTACCGCCATTCTGGAGATCGGCACCTCCATCTGGCCCGCCATTGATAACGCAGTACAGGCGGGGATCGCCGCCATTTCCAGCCGTTTCCCGGTGCTGGGCGCTGTCCTGGGGTCCCTGTGGGCCACTGTTCAAAAAGTGTGGTCCAATATCCAGGTAATCCTCCAGAACGCGATCCAGTTTGTCCAAAATGTTTTTGCGGGCAACTGGTCCGGCGCCTGGCAGAACATAGTAAATATTTTCAGCACGATTTTCAGCACCGTGGCCTCCATAGCCATGGCCCCCATGAATATGCTGGCCAACGGGGTGCAGGCCGCCATCAATTCCGTGGCCACGTTCCTGTCTGAAAAATTCCCATTCCTGGGCGCCCTCTTTTCCGGCTGGGCCGCCAGTATTTCCGCCGCCATCGAGAACATAAAGGCCATTTTCAGCGGAATTATTGATTTTGTCCAGAACGTATTTTCCGGGAACTGGTCCGCCGCATGGCAGAATATCGTGGACATTTTCGGGAACCTATTCGGCATGATCGTCAACCTGGCAAAAGCCCCTATTAACGGGGTCATTTCCGCCATCAACTTTGTGCTGGAGAAGATCAACGGCATTTCTGTCACGATCCCGGACTGGGTGCCGGGCGTGGGCGGGACCACCCTGGGCTTTAACATTCCGACCATTCCCCAGCTGGCCACCGGCGGCATTGTCACCGCCCCCACCATCCTGGAGGCGGGCGAGGGCGGCGAGGCGGAGGCGATCCTGCCCCTGTCCAAACTGGCCGCCATGCTCCAGAGCGTGGCCAATGCGCCGGAGATCCCGGACCTGGGGAACCGGGAGGACGGCCCGGAGGAGGCGCCCCTGGCCCAGCTGGCCAAAATGCTGGACGACTGGACCAGGAACAACAAACCGGACCCGCATGGACCGGGCCAGGGCGGCGGCGGTGGCTGGGACTTCCCGGAACCGCAGCCAACCGGAGCAAACGACGCCCCGCCCCCGGCGGGCGGCCAAAACCCGCCGGGCGGCGGCGTGGACACGATCACCTTTGCCCCCGTGTTCAACTTCTACGGGGGAGTTACCAAAGAGGAGGCCGTGGAGGCCGGGAAAGTGAGTTTTGCGGAGTTCAAGCGCCTGTATAACCAACTGAAAGCGGAGGAGCGCCGCAAGAATTTGAGCGCGTCCACACGGTAAAGGAGGAGCGGACCATGGCAGGCACATATACCACCCGGCAGGGGGACGCCTGGGACGCTATCGCCCACCGGGTTTATGGCAGCGTGAAATATACCGGCTGGCTGATGGAGAACAACCACCCCAACCTGGACACGTTCCGGTTTCAGGCCGGGGTGGTCCTCCAGACGCCGGACCCGCCGGCGGACAGTCTGGCGGATAATATGCCGATATGGAGGACCGAGGCATGAGGACACGGCGGGCGTATGTGGATCTGATCTGGAACGGCGCGGCTGTGTCCGGGAAAATGAGCGGCTACCAAAAGGACGTGACCTATACAGACCCGGCCAGCGGAGAGGCGGACAGCATAGACGTTTCGATCCATGACCGGAGCGGAAAGTGGATCGGCCCGTGGTTTCCTGAAACCGGGGACACCCTGGCGGCCACCATCAAGGCCACGGACTGGGAGCGGGAGGGGGACACCCGGATCCTGCCCTGCGGGTCCTTTGTCCTGGACAACTTCAATTTTTCCGGCTGGCCCATAGCGGGCACCATTTCCGGCGTGTCCGTTCCGGCGGACAGTTCTTTCAGGGAAACCGAGCGGAGCAAAACCTGGGAAAATGTCACCGTGGAGGAGATCGGAAAGGAGATCGCGGGCCGGGCGGGTGTGTCCCTGTCCTATGACGTGGAGGGCGGCCCCATTCAGATTAAGACCATAGAGCAATCCGAGCGGACCGACTGCGATTTTTACATGGAACTGTGCAGCACCTACGGCCTGGCCATGAAAGTCTATTCCAAAAAGATCGTGGTATTTGACCGGGAGGCATACAAGGCCAAAGGGCCGGCGGCCACCATCACCCCGGACATGATCCAGTCCTGGAACTGGGACCGGAAACTGGCCGGAACCTACACCGGCGGGGAGTACACATACACGGACCCCGGAACCGAGGAGGAAATAAAGGTCAACGTGGGAGAGGGTCCCCGAATCCTGAAAGTTTCCGGCAAGGCGGACAACAAAGCCGACGCGGAGCGCAAGATCAAGGCGGCGGTGGCCAACGCCAACCATGGCGCCAGCAAAATGTCCGTGACCATCATGGGCACTGCCTCCCTGGTGGCCTCCCAATGCGTGGCCATGGTGGGCCTGGGGAAACTGTCCGGGAAATATTACATTGACCAGATCACCCACCACATCGGCGGCAGCGGCTACACCATGGACCTGGACCTGTCCCTGGTGGAATGAGGAGAGGAGGCGCACATG